TATTCTTATTAAAAATGTCGCAGACTACAATACAAAAACTGCCACCACACAAGCAGATTTTGTCGGAAACAACGTTATTGGTAAGTTCCCCGGCGGAGATGCAGAGACTAACACCGGAGATGGTATCGTTTCGGGTAACTCACTTCTTGTTTCTTTCTCAAACAGAACATCTTTCACTTGTGGATCACTCACCGCAGCATCCTTCGGACTCGCTGCCGGACAAACAAAAGATATTCGTATCAAGCACGACATTGACTTTAGAGTAGTCGGAAACACCGCCGGTGGATCAAATGGCTTGTACGCAGATAGATTGGTTCTCGGTGGTGTCAAGTATCCAATCATTGGTGCTAGTGCAGAGATTGTTGGCGGTAGCGGTGGATCAATCATTGACATCGCAGCACCCGGACTTCTTACACAGTCTGTTGGACCAACAGTTGGTAGCATCGAATGGAAATATGCAGACAATGTTGATACCGTGACACCTGCAACTTCTTCCTTCGCAGAGCAACTTGGTGCAACAAATGACATTATTCAGTTCGTCGTGGTTGATCAAGACGGAGACTGGACTGGAACTCCCGGTTCAATCCTTGAAGCATTCGATAACATGTCTCAAGGGATCAATGCTAAAGATGATGAGGGAAGATCATCGTACTTTAGAAATGTTTTGAGAGATAATTCAGAATACATTTATGCTGGTGCGCAAGTTCTCGCTACACTCTTGGGTAAAGGAAGTGGTCAGGGTGATAGAAACATCGCAAGCGGAATCACCTTCGGTCTTCTTCAAGAAAACCAATACTTGAATCTCAAGGGTGGTACGAGTGCAGCAGAGCCTTCCGACTTTATCACGGATGGTTATGATAAATTTGCTGATGCTGAAACTGACGACACTTCTCTTCTGTTGGGTGGTCCTTCCACAGCGACCACGGCTCAGAATCTTGTTACTCAGTGCAACAACCGTAAGGATTGCATTGCGTTCTTGTCCCCACCTAAAGATGCGGTTCTCTCGTCTACTGATGTTCCAAAGAAAAACTATATTCAATCAGCAAACGTCGTGGCTTATCGTAAGGGACTCGATGGTAGAGAAATTGGTGGTGACGTAAACTATGGCACAAGCAATCTCAATGTCTCATCATCCTTTGCATTCCTTGACTCTGGTTGGAAATATATCTTTGATAGATTCAATGATGTGTTCCGCTACGTTCCATTGAACGGTGATGTTGCTGGTGTTGCAGCCCGCTCAGACGTTACAAGCGAAACATGGTTCTCGCCTGCTGGTTTCAATCGTGGTCAGTTGAACAACGTAGTATCCTTGGCTTTCAATCCTAATAAGGCTTCAAGAGATGAACTTTACAAAAATGGCATCAACCCTGTTGTGTCGTTCCCCGGACAAGGCACAGTCCTGTTCGGTGATAAGACCTTGCTCGCCAAGCCAAGTGCCTTTGATAGAATCAATGTTCGTCGATTGTTTATTGTTCTTGAGAAAGCGATTGCCACAGCCGCTAAGTTCCAGTTGTTTGAATTGAACGACAGATTTACAAGATCGCAGTTCAAGAACTTGATTGAACCATTCTTGCTCGACGTACAGTCTCGTCGTGGTATTACCGACTTCAAAGTCGTTTGTGATGAAACCAATAATACGCCTGCCGTAATCGACAGGAACGCTTTTGTTGCTGATATCTTTGTGCAGCCCACAAGGTCCATCAACTTCATCACCCTCAACTTTATCGCCACACGAACCGGGGTTGATTTCAACGAGATTCAAAGCCTCGGAGGACGCAACTAAATAAACTAAGGAGCAAGTAAATGAGAATCGAAGATTTCAAAGATAAAATTGGTGGTGGTGCAAGACCAGCGTTGTTCCGCGTTGGTGGTAGAATTGGAGCAAGTGGAACTGATGATCGAACTCAGTTTCTCGTCACCGCTGCAAACCTTCCCCTAAGCACAATCGGTGAAGCAACACCAGCGTTTAGAGGAAGAACAATCAAAATTCCTATGTCAAGAACCTTTGAAGATTGGACAATCACTGTTCTTTCGGACAAGGATATGGATTTGAGAAGTAAGTTTGAGCAATGGCTTGAGGATTTGAACGGTGCAGAAGATAACCTGCCCGATAGAGAGATTACCCTCAACAATGCCACTGACTTCCCCGACTGGTCTGTTGATCAACTCGACAGAAGTGGGGAACCAGTGAAGTCGTATACTTTCAAATACTGCTTCCCAAAGAGCATTTCAGAGGTCGCTCTGGATGCTTCAAGTGAAGAACTCGCTACGTTCACCGTCACTCTTGGGTATTCTTACTTTATCTCTAGTGATGTAAATGTTGGATACGGAGAACCCGGTAACAGAACGAGTAGATAAGGATAAATTATGCCTGTTGAATTATTTGGTATTTCAATAGGGAGATCCAAAAAGGAGGCGTTGGTCAACAATACACCTGTTGAACCAAAGGCGGCTTCATTTACTCTCCCTGAACTTGATGATGCGATGCCAGTTGACGCTGGTGGTTACTATGGAGTAGGCATTGATCTCGACGTTTCGCTTAGAAGCGAAGCACAATTCATTGCAAAATATAGAGAAATGTCCATGCAACCGGAGGCTGAACAAGCCATCGAGGATATTTGCAATGAGGCAATCGTGAACAATGAAGAAAAGTATCCAATTGGATTGGATCTTTCTTTGATTTCTTCTTTGTCTGATTCTGTGAAAGATAGAATCGATAAAGAATTCGATCACATTCTTAGACTTTTAGATTTCAATAATCGTGGTTATGAAATCTTTAGAAGATGGTACATTGATGGCAAGGGTTATTATCACATGATCGTTGATAAATCCAGCCCCAAAAAAGGTATCATCGAAATGCGTCCGATTGATGCTGCTAAAATCAAAAAGATTGCAAAGGTCGAGAAGAAAGCAGATCCCAAGACTGGGGCAAAAACAATCAAAGGTGTCAAAGAGGTTTACGTTTTTAGAGAGAAACCAACAGATTCATCTGCGATTGAAATTGCACCCGAAGCAATTTGTTACTACCCCTCTGGTTTGTACGACGCATCTAGAACACGGGCGATTTCATATCTTCAAAAAGCAATCAAGCCTTTGAACCAACTGAGAATGGTCGAGGATGCTACTGTAATCTATCGACTTTCTCGTGCGCCCGAACGAAGAATCTTCTATGTCGATGTCGGTTCTCTCCCCAAAAACAAAGCCGAGCAGTATGTTCAAGGCTTGATGAACCGATACAGAAACAAACTTGTCTATGATGCGAACACAGGTGAGATTCGAGATGATCGTAAGTTTATGAACATGCTTGAAGACTACTGGTTCCCCCGTCGAGAAGGCGGTAAAGGCACGGAAGTCTCCACGTTGGATGGTGGGCAAAACTTGGGTGAGATGGAAGATGTGATGTATTTTGAAAAGAAACTTTACAAATCACTCAACATTCCGATGTCCCGTCTTGAGGCAGACTCAGGTTTCAACATGGGCAGAGCATCCGAGATCAGTCGTGATGAGTTGAACTTCCAAAAATTTATCAATAGACTTCGCAACAAATTCAATCTTCTCTTTATGAATGCACTTCGTGTTCAGTTGATTCTCAAGGGTATCATCAAAGAAGAAGATTGGTACAAGATGCAGCAAGAGATTCGATTCAAGTATGTTTCCGACTCCTACTTTACCGAAAGCAAGGAGTATGAAATCTTGAAAGAAAGACTTGATGTTCTTCGTGAAATCAATGATCACATTGGTGACTACTATTCCAGAGACTTTGTTAGAAGAAATATTCTTCGACAGTCTGATCAAGAAATCAAGGAAATGGATAGACAGATCACCAAGGAACCAAGGAACGAGAGAAGGGCTTACTGCCTGACAAAAACCCCGAATCAATGGCGAGAGGATTCTAATGAAAGATGCCAGAAACTTTATTGATCTTTTAGAAAATGCACCAGACAAAGTATCATCTACTTTTTTGAAATCACTGCTTTCAACAAAGGCATTAGATTTTGTGGATGCTCACAGACAGATCGTAAAGGAAGAGGCTGCTGAAACAAATCCAGAGTTGCAAGCNGCACAGACGGACAAGGCTGAGGCTGACGCAGACAAAGCAGATCCAACCCTTGATCCTGATTTTCAAAAAGAATTTTATCTGAAATCTTTTGAATACAAAGGAAAGGTAATCACTTTGAAAAAGGTTGGCATGGGTGCTTCGGCTCCNGTGTCTGCCTACGTTGACGGCAAAAGAAAAGACATTTTTCTCACGCTCAAACAGGCAAGAAAAGGAATCAAAANAATTCTNGATCTTGAAGANAAAATGGGTGGNGAGAAAGAGGTCAAAGAAGCAACAATCTCATCTCTACAAACGATGCCTAGTGNTGGAGTGATTCTCAAACATCGTGATGAATCATACAGTTATTTTTCACTTTCAGAGGCATCTGACGCATTAGAAATACACAAGCGTCTAAATAATAAAAACAAAGCAGCCTTCGAGGATGAGTTAGAGGATTCTCAGGACAAGGCAGTTTCTATGATTCATTTCTTTCAAGAAAGGCTAAAAAGGGATCTCATATGACAAACAAAACACCCGGACAAATCATTCTTGATGCCGTCGCCAATGGGCAATACAACGCTGCATCCGAAATCATGTCTGCTGAACTCTTCTCAAATGTAAATGAGTGCATGTGTCAGCGAAAAGAAAAAGTCGCATATGACTTTGGACAAGCCATTAGTGAGGGTGANTCAGCCTATGACNCTTTCTTNAAAAANGCAATGAAGAAGTTTGGCATTTCGTCCCCCGCTGATCTCAAAGGCGAAGAAGAAAAGAAAAAGTTTTTCAACTATATCGATAAAAACTTCAAAGCCAGCAATGAGGAAAACGAAGAATTAGANGAAGAACTTTTNCCNATTTTTTCTCCAAGGCTCAATCCAAGTAAAATCACAGATAATCCTTTGAGAACTCCAATTGATCTTGAAAATGAAGATGAACGCCGCCCTGTAAAACGTAGACCAAAATTTCCNATGAGAAATCCTTACATGCCCGTAAGCACCCCCGCTGATGCTCCACCCGATTCACCAAGTTATCGGGAAATGGAAATGGATATGGGCATGATGGATCGTGATGATGAAGAAGAGTACGAATACGAAATGGATATGGGCATGATGGATCGTGATGATGAAGAAGAGTATGAGTACGAAATGGACATGATGTCGGTTATGCCTGATGACGAAGAAGATGGAATGCCCGATCAAGCNTTCCCACCTAGACGTATCAAGGATCAAGGCGGTCCCGGTGCGATGCAGGGACAAATGCCAATGGGTGCTGCTCCCGGTAAAATGATGGGTGGTATGAAGCCTCCGATGCAAGGTATGGGTGGTATGAAGCCTCCAATGCAAGGCATGGGTCAAGGCATGGGTGGTATGCAAGCCCCGATGCAAGGCATGGGTCAGGGTATGCAAATGAATCCACAAATGATCGCAAAAATGATGAAAATGGCGAAGAAACGTAAGGGAGCAATGTAATGTTATTGATTACAGAACACACCGAAGATATCAATCTCATCACCGAAGAGGTCGATGGAGAAAAGCAGTATCACATTGATGGAATCTTCATGCAGGCGGAACAAAAGAATCGCAACGGTCGTGTTTACCCCAAGAAAACTTTGATGAATGAAGTGGCACGATACAACAATGAATATGTCAAGCCGAGCAGGGCGATGGGNGAACTTGGACACCCAGAGGGTCCACAACTCAATCTTGAGCGAGTGTCTCACTTGATCAAAGAACTTCGCGTCGATGGAAACGATGTCTATGGTAAGGCAAAAATTCTTGATACTCCCTATGGTAAAATTGTAAAGGATCTTATCAAAGAGGGTGTGAAAATTGGTGTTTCTTCCAGAGGCATGGGTTCACTCAAACAAAAAAACGGCATCAATGAAGTGCAAGAAGATTTCTCTCTTGCNGCNGTTGATATTGTTGCNGACCCGTCNGCTCCNGATGCTTACGTTCAAGGCATCATGGAAGGTAAAGAATGGGTGTGGGAGAATGGTATTCTTACGTCAAGAACTATCGAATCTCATGCCAAGCATATCAGTCGTGCGTCTAAGACTGAACTTGAAGAGGCAAAATTGCTTGTTTTCGCAGATTTCCTCTCAAAATTTATTAAAGATAAATAAGAAAGACTAAGGAGACATTCAATGAGTCTGGAAAATGCTTTAGAAACTGCGAAACAAGTTTTGGACGAAGCCTATATGGAAGCGGAAGGTATTCCTGCCCCTCCCGGCACAGGCATCGAGAAGAAAAAGAAAATGACCGCCGGTGGCGAAGGTGATGAAGTCGAAGCGACTGCCGATGGTAAAACATCAATGTCTGCTGATGGCGTTGGAGCCAAGATCGCGGAACCTCTTGAAAAGGGTTCGCTCGGTAAGGCTACTGCCTCTGATGTTGTCGATGATGATCTGTCAGACATGGAGGGTGAAGAAGAACTCACCAAGCAAGCCATGAAGAAGTCTCCTTATGATGTTTCAAAAATGACAAACATCAAACTGGGGATGAAAGAGGCTCTTGATGATATCTTTGCTGGCTCCGACATCTCTGAGGATCTTCAAGATAAATTGTCNACTGTTTTTGAAACTGCTGTTGAACTCAAGGTTGATCAAATTCGATCTGAAATGTTTGAAGAGTACGAAACAACAATCGAGCAAGAAAAAGAACATCTTGCAAGCAAGGTTGATGAGTATCTTTCCTACACTGTTGAAAACTGGATGAGCGAAAACCAAGTGGCTATTGACCACGGTATTCGTTCGGATGTCAATGAATCCTTCATGCGTGGACTCAAGACTCTCTTCGAGCAGCACTATGTCTCCATGCCCGATGAGAAATTTGATGTCGTTGAAGGTTTGAACCAAAAGGTTGAAGAACTCACAACTAAACTTGACGAGTCCATCGAAAGAAATATTGAACTCTCTAGAGGTCTTGTCAAAGCACAATGCGAAGCCATCTACGAAACCGCTGCCAAGGACTTTACTTCCTCTGATGAAGAAAAGTTCCGCAAGGTTTCTGAGTCGATTGAATTCGATTCCGCAGAAGAATTTGCAAACAAACTAAACACACTTAAAGAACACTTCTTCGGTGATGATTCTCATACCGATACTGTCGTNCCTCTCGTTGAGGAAATGGCAATTAGCGAAGAAGAAGAATTGAGAGAATCGGTTGACTTGTCTCCAAGCATGAGTGCTTACACCAACATGCTCTCAAGAATTAACAATGTTGATAACAACAAAAAGCAAATCTAAGAAGGAGATCCACTAATGGAACAATTGCTTGTTGAAAATCTGAAAGATAAGTGGGGACCAGTCCTGAACTGTGAGGGAATGGAACCCATTCAAGATAACTATCGTGCGAACGTGACGGCTATCTTGCTCGAAAACCAAGAAAAGGCTTTGAAAGAAGAAGCCAACGTCACTATGGTCCCAACCAGTGGTGAATTCAATAACACCAACGGTGCATTCAACACTGTTGCTGGTTTCGATCCTGTCCTCATCTCACTCGTTCGTCGATCCATGCCNAACTTGATCGCATACGATGTCTGTGGTGTTCAGCCTATGTCTGGTCCCACCGGCTTGATCTTTGCGATGAAGGCTAAGTTTACTGCTCAAGACCAAGGTGACGTTCCCGAAGCCTTGTTTGACGAAGCACCAACGTCCTTCTCTGGACTCTCTGCTGGTAACACTGGTGGTNNNGGTTTCCCCGTTCTCGGTGGCACTGGTGACCCCCTCGGTGTTCGTGTCTCATCTGGCGGAACATTCGGTGTTGGCGGTGACCCCAACGATGTCGCTCGTGATCTTTCGATGAAGTCCACTCCCGGTGCTGACACTGCCTCTTTCGAGACAAGCACATTCAGCGAAATGGCGTTCGTTATCGACCGTACATCCGTTGTTGCTAAGACTCGTGCGCTGAAGGCTGAATACACCTCAGAACTNGCTCAAGACCTCAAGGCTGTTCACGGTCTTGATGCCGAAGTCGAGTTGGCGAACATTCTTTCGGCTGAGATCCTTGCTGAAATCAACCGTGAAGTGATTCGCAACATCTATCGCAACGCGAAACTTGGTTGCCAACAAACCGACCTGAGATTCAAGGGTGGTCCTGNTGGTCTTCTCGGTCTTTCGGGTGATGTTGAGAGTAAGGGTGCTTTGGCTGCTTCTGGTAACTCCAGACTCGGTGGTATTTACGATGTGGTCAATGACTCTGATGGTCGTTGGTCCGCTGAGAAATTCCGTGGTCTGATGTTCCAAATCGAGCGTGAAGCCAACGTGATTGCTAAAGAAACTCGTCGTGGTAAGGGTAACTTTATCATCACGACCTCCGATGTCGCTTCGGCACTCGCAATGTCCGGTTTCTTGAACCTGACCCCAACCCCCGATGTCAACCTTACTGTTGATGACACTGGCAACACCTTTGCTGGTACATTGAATGGTAAGATCAAGGTTTACATCGATCCTTACTCTGTCTCCGGTGCTGATTACATCTGTGTCGGTTATAGAGGCTCCAGCCCCTACGATGCTGGTATGTTCTACTGCCCATACGTTCCGCTGCAAATGGTTCGTGCTGTGTCTGAAACCTCCTTCCAACCGAAGATTGGCTTCAAGACTCGATATGGCATGGTGAACAACCCATTCGTTTCGGGTAACGGAGCAGGTGGAGACGCTAATAAGTCTGATCCTTCTTCCGACGCTGCTATCAGAGCAAACCAATACTACAGAATCTTCCGTGTTATTGGTCTGCATGGTGGTGCTGTGTCTGACGCATAATATGTTTTCAACATCTTAGTAGGATAGGGGGGGCGAAAGCCCCCCTTATTCATTTCAACCTACATAAAGTATGAGTGTAAACGGAACAACAGGTTCAATTTTCAACAAAGA